TATCGTTCATAACAGTTAATGTATTCAAACACGTGTCAGAAGCATATAATGTGTTTAATGTTATATTACCTGTTATAAATAAATTATTTAAACAAGTATCATTAACAACAACAAGACTATTTAAACATGTATCGGACGCATATAAAGTATTCAAACATGTATCGTTCATAACAGTTAATGTATTCAAACACGTGTCAGAAGCATATAATGTGTTTAATGTTATATTACCTGTTATAAATAAATTATTTAAACAAGTATCATTAACAACAACAAGACTATTTAAACACGTGTCTGACGCATATAAAGTATTTAAACAAGCGTCGTTTATAACAGTTAATGTATTTAAACATGTATCTAACGCATATAAAGTGTTTAATGATGAATCATCAATGACAATTAAATTATTTAAACGAGTATTTGTTGCAAATAGAGTATTTAAGGAAGTATCATTTAAAACAACAATTCGATTTAAGCATGCATCTCCACTAACATATACATTATTTAACGATGAATCACCAGAAATATCTAATTCAGTTAATACAAAAGGACCGTTAATTGTAATATTATTTAGTGTAGTATTACCAGTAACATCCAGATTACCAGTAACATTTAAGTTTCCATCAACAGTTCCACCATCAGTTAATGTTTTCATTGCGATAACTTTACATATTTCATTTGTGAATGTTTTACCTTTTAAATATCCAGTGCTTGAGCTATAATTCATTTTATACTATATTATTGTATGATATAAAATTATGAAAAAAAATCACTTTCGTATGATAATTTTTTGTCTTCCATTTCATTTATAATTCTCTCTTGTTTATTAAGATAGCCCATAAATTTCTCCAATTCTTTAATAATATTACTCTCTAAAATAGAGAGATTTATAAACGTCCCATTTTTATTGGAACTATATTCTATATTATTTTTCTTAAAAATATTTAATATTCCAATATGTTTATCCTTATCTAACATTTCAATTGCATCTCTAAGTTTAATTATAGAATCAATATTATCTTGCATTAGACAATAATAAAAAATATATTTAAGTAATAAATTGTTAAATATATTTACTGTTTAATCCATAATAATTAAGGGTTTTTTAGAGGGTAGGGGTCTCTTTTTACTTGTAATTAACTCCCCAATAACAGAAATTTTCTCGTCATTTATTTCATATCTTTGTCCAACAACGCGGATATTTATCATATCATCAATATTTATATTACTAAATTCTTTACTAGAATAGTGATGGTCTCTTGCAATAAATACGTCAATTGGAGAATTATCGAATCCATTATCACCTCTAATTCCAGCTTTTGTGATGTTCTTAACTTTAATTTTAATCTTCATACCTTCAACAGGGGTGCAAATAAGACACTCAATAACAACGTCAAAAATAACATTATTTGATTTAAGAATACCAGAAGAATATGAGACAATTCTAACTGAATTAGATCGAACAAATCCTTCTACAGAACATTTATTTTCTAGTTCATTTGATAATTTCTTCTGAATAATTTCCTTTAAATTAGATCCTACATATTGATATGGAAGGGATATTTTTCGTGTAATTATACTTAAAACATATAATCCACCTGTTTTCTTTTCAGTGCGTTTAGTTTGAGTAATAGATGATTCCATGTTATTTATATATAATTAATATTATTGTTTTTATTATTTAATCAATTTTTATTTTTTCACACTTTCTGTCTTATTCCATAATGCTTGTTCCAAATTTACAAACCAAATCTTATCTTCTAAATTAATCGACTGATAATATCTTGTTAATAACTCCTGAACAACACATAATATATCGGTTTTAATACCTTTAGTATTTTGTGAATTAAAGTATTCGCTTCCATAAATCATATTAATAGTTTTAATTATATTCTTCTTACCAGCTTGATCACATCTTGCACCGGTAGTTCTTGTTTCTGTGATATTTTTAGTCTTAAATGCAATTGTATCTGTCTTCTTAATATATGAAATAAATCCAATAATTATGTGAACATCATCGTCATTATATCGCATATTTATAAGGTCATCTTTGAAATCCATAACATCTGTAGGCTCTGCCTTATTGAGAATATTGGTATCTTTATTTAAAATCCATAAATCTATTTTTCCTTGTTCTTTTGATAAAATAAAGCCTACAATTTGATCTGATGGAAGTTTAATAGTATTAGTAATATATTCCTTGATTATTCTCTCATGTGATCTCATTTTATAATCTTCATTTTGAGAGAATAAGAATTCAATAACTGATTTCTTTTCAGAGAAAGAGAGAACATCAAAATAATGATGTAATACAAAAATAGTAAAATTTCCCATGTCTTTATCTAATAATTTAGAGATAATACTAAACGCGGTTGTAACAAATTCATCCCATTGTTTAGCACCTCTTCCAGGTTTAACAACAGAAAGTGCATAGTTTACTTTTGCCAAAATTTTATCTAAAATGGAAGATTCTTCCTCAAGTTTTTCTCCACTTTCAATTCCAGATTCATTTATATCGTCATCAATCTCTCTATTTTCATTAATTAATTTCCCAGAAGATGATTCAATATATGATTTTAATTCATTTTCAACATGCACATTTAGATGTGACTGTTTATACTCAATTGGTTTGGTCCTTCTATATAAAGAAATCTTTTCATTTCCAATTTCTATAGGTTGGAATAAGTATAAATTATTGATATTTATTAGATAACCTAGTCGTCCGAACATATCAATAAGATATTCATTTTTATTATCGATCAGATATTGTAACGCATTATCTATTTGTATTAATGGATAACTTTTAAGAAGCGTTAATTCCCTAATAATATCGACTTTTTTATATACGTATCTATTTGCGAAAAGTTTTTTAATTTTTTGTGTGATTTTTTCGATATTTAATTCGATAAATTCTTTATTATACGTGTCATAATTGAAATTACCACTATCTTTATTTATTTCGGGTAAACATTTATAGTCACAGTCTTCCATATAATCGCAAATCTGCGTAAATGCTTTGTCGCCTACGTCATAATTAATCTCTTTTCCGGATGATAACCGCAATTTTAATGTAGTTTTTAAATCTTCTTCAGTTAATGAATTCATATTAGCATTTAAATGACAGTCAACAGCATTTTCCTTTAATATTCTCGAAACAGTTCCTATTTTAATTGATTTTTCCTCGGCTAATCGATAAATATATAAGTCTAATGGTTCAACTGGATTATCATCCTCTAATAATGGAATTGGATTCGTTCCATATAGATAAATCTCGACGTTTCTATCCTCTATTTTTTGTTTACAGTGACTCCTAAAACGCACACCTCTTCCAATAATTTGTTCTAATCTACTCATATTATACCACGGTTCCATAATATGTATTTGTCTTATATTATTAAAATCAATACCTTCTGACCCTGCTTCAGATATAATAATAACCTTGACATCATCTCCAAATATATTTGAGTTATTTGTTGCTGCTGCGACATCCTTTGCATTATTTGGACTTAATTTAATATCTCCTGTTACCATAACATATTTTGCAGGATTAAAAGTTGCTGAATCACCATATTTCTTATCAAATTCACTCTTTGTTAACATTGTTCTTGAATCAATGGGTTTAGTTGGTGCTTTATCAAATAATGATTTCCCTTTTCCACTCTTACTATATCTAGTTAAACCTAATTCTTCAAGTGCTAATGCTAATGGGACACAACCACTATCAATATATTGGGAATATATCAATACAATACCTTTTGATTTCTTTATATTTTCCATAATTGAGTGAATTTTACCAGAGTATAAAGAGAGATTTTCAATTGAAAATACATTACCATATTTCTCTATTATATTTGGTTTATAAGAAAATCCATGTTTAGTAGATTTATCATAATTCATGATAGAATTTAAACCACTATTACTAATGAAATTTGACACAGATAGAGTAGATTCTCTCTTTTCTTCGTTTGAAAGAGAAATATATTCATCGAGAGATTCAGAAGGATACACCATATTAAGACATTGAAGAGGAGGTCCAATTTGTTTCCATCCCATACCCTTAGAACCATCTCTCTCAATATCTTCCATAGATGGAATTGTATCTTGTATTTCTTTTGCTGCGATAAGATAGGCATTTCTCTGTATTTCACCTATATCAGTCATGAATATATCCAGTTTACTTATTCCTTTGGGAATTGTTGTTTTGTTAATTTGAAATCTTGGATAAAGAAAGTGTTCTGATTTTATTGAAAATCTCTCATTAATATCATATGGATATATTCTATATGGGAATGAAAATGGATTTTCACCCCGTAGAAAACTGACATAACCTCGTAATTTTCGCAATAATAGTTCTTTCCCAATCTCATTACCATCCGCGTCTATTTTTAGGGAACCATATTTATCAAAAACATCCTTTATTTCAATTGCAGGTCGACCATCGTTTATATTCATTAAATTTGTTAACCATACAATTTCTTTTGCGTTATTAAACATAGGTGTTGCTGATAATAATAATAATTTTAAGGTTGAACTGTATTTGACAAGTTGTTGTAAATTTTCAGCGATATTTTTTTTGGAATTATCTGTGCTGATACGAATATTATGAACTTCGTCAATAACTATTAATCTATTAGAGAATTCTTTTTTAATAGACCTAATTGTATTTTCTTTTGAATTAGGGTCATCTTTATCCGAGAATTTATTTTTAATATTAGAAATATAATTTGAAAATTCAATATAACCCATAAACACATAATATTGATTTATTATTTTTTTAATCTGTTTAATTACCTTTTCGCGTTTAAGTCCCTTCATATTCATAGGATTTATTTCCCTGATAAATGCCGATCCTGTGCATCCCTTTAAGTTCCAAATTCCATTAATACTATCTAATTTTCTCTCATCAAATAATTGTGTTTTGAAATTTTGTTGAACATTTGGTGATGCAACAATCATAATTTTTTTTGATATACCCAATTGTTTCATATATTGTCTCATTTCCTCACAAACCGAAATTGCACTACATGTTTTTCCTGTTCCGAGTCCATGATATAATAATAGGCTGTTATATGGTGTTAAAAATGATAAAAAATTCCTAACAAAAATCTGATGTGGTGCAAGTTCAAATTCCGCATTACAAATTTTGTTCATATTTTCGACAACTGTTCCTTCAGGTTTTTCTATTTCTAAATCATTAAACTCTTTTTTAAAGTAGATTTTCTTATTAAAATTAGTGTCATTTATATGGGGGTATAAAGAATCATTATCTGATTTTTTTGATAACATTTCCTCAATAATTTCTTTCCTGTTAAGGAACTGTTTATATTCCGTATTAAATAATGAATTCCCTTGAGATGTTATATCGGAGAGATATTCTTTTATATTATCAACAGTCATATTATTAAAGTCAATCTTATTCGACATATAATATTTTCAGATATTAAATTATGAAATTTCATAGTTATTTAATACATTATACACATTTGTAATAACTCTATGTTTTTCCTTATTATAAAACCTAATATGTTGCATACATTCATCATGTGTGAATAATTTAACTTGAGATACCTCTGATTTTTGGAATTTTGTGAGGTCAATATCATCCCTTGATAATTTGGCAAGATAATACTTATGTTTATATGTTTTGAAATTTGACCCAATAAAACACTCTTCAAATGGTCTGATATTTTGTAAAATACTAAGTTCTTCTTTTGGTATTCCTGTTTCTTCAACAAATTCTCTTAATCCAGCATTATAGTCGCTTTCTTTATAATTCTTTCTACCTTTGGGGAATCCCCATTCAGCTTCCTCCCAATTAGTAAAACTTTCGCGAATAATCGTTACTAATGAAGGTAATATATTATCGAATTTAGCTTTTGAATGATAATCAATATTATCTCTCTTGTTCCATAAATTATTCCATAATGTTTCAAATGGATATGTTAGAATATTTTCTTTCTCATCTAATGTCATTTCATTTACCAAATTAAGAATATATTTTTTATTATTTATGTTGTATTTTCCCCGAATAAGGTCAACATATCCTAAAGAATCGCGACGATTAATCATAACAAATTTAAAGTCTTTTATGTTTTTATCATAAAAATACGCTATAATTCCGACACTAATAATTGGTGTATATGAGAGATTACATAGAATATTTTTATCTTCACAATTACTACAATAACATTTAAATATTTTACTATCTTCTACAGGTGATGTAAGGAATTTATTAGATTTTGTTCGTGTAAAATTCATGTATATAACTATATGAGTATATAAGTAAATCTTTATATAATTATAGATAATATAAGGTATTTAATGGTTGATAACGAACAATTTAATCCTCAAATATGGGGACCTTACTTCTGGTTCTTTATTCAAACAATCGCATTACAATATCCTAATAATCCAAATGATGTTATTAAGAAAAAGTATTTCACTTTATTCACTGATATGGAACATTTTTTACCCGGAGAAGATAGTAGGAAAACGTATTCTGGAATGTTAAATGATTACCCTATTTCTCCATATTTAGATTCAAAAATCTCTCTATTGAAGTGGGTAAATTTCATTCATAATAAATATAATCGTATGTTAAATAAACCGATTATTGAAATGCACAAGGGGTTGGAAGATTATTATAAATTATATGATAATGATATTTCTAAAGAGATAAAAAATAAAAAAATGAGAGAATATATAGTATATGTTTCGATAGTTTCATTCCTAATTTTGGTATGTATTTATTTATATTACGTAAATATATATGAAATTTGAATACTTAATCATCATTATAACCGGATTAATGATTTATAATACATATCATGACAATTACTTTGTTAAGTTAGCATGTGATAATAAAAAATATATTCAAATTGTTGGATATATGTTTGTGGCATTAAGCATCTATTCATTTTTAAAACGCAACCCTATTCAATCAAGAGGAATTATAGAAAACGCAACTGACCTGATAAAATATATACCTCTTGATAGAGATACATCATCCACTATAGCTCCGTTTTTAGATTTTACTAAAAATATTGATTTTTCATCTGAAAAGGTCGCACCACAAACTAAACGAATGATACAATCAGGAGGTAATTCTAATAATAAACGGTGTGTGAGTCAATCAAAAAAGAAATATATAGCAGCACAACAAAGTTGGAGATGTGGACATTGTAATAATCAATTAGACCATACATATGAAGTTGATCATGTTTTAGATTTACAATATGGGGGTTCTAATAAGGTGGATAATTTAATTGCTCTTTGTAGAAATTGTCATGGCAAAAAAACGATGGATTCAAAAATTTAATAACGTAATATATTAATGATACAAGAGTTATTGAAAACACTTTTACAGGGATTCACAAAAATAAAATCTTATTTAGCTGTTCCAAATATAAGATATCAGATTCTGGGGTTTCTTTCTCTCTTTACGTTTATAATATTATTCTATTTTTTGATTGGAAAAAAGGAAACATTTGATACATATGCATTAATAACTAACTCTCTATTTTTTATTTTAGTTGCTGTGGCAATATTATTTATTGTTATTCGATTTAATGCTGAAGATACTCTTAAAAAACGTTTTTTTAATGTATTATTAGGAACATCCATAGCGTGTGTATTAGCAATTGGATTATATTTTTTGATTACATTTATGGCAGGCTATCCAGCATTTTCAGACGCAATAAGCTATGCTATACAGGGTTTATTAATTATGGGAATAGTATATTTCATATATAGATATGTTAAATCCAAAATATCACTATCGAATAAGTTAGGAAGAGAGAATATATTCACAAGACTCTTTAATATATTAAAAGGGTATATTCTAAATATATATAATACGTTTAAAGAAGCACCTAAATATGTATATATTCTGTTTTTGATACAAATGTTAGCGATAACATTATGGTTTATTGTCCCCTATTTAGACAAAAAAATCTCAACATTTGGAAGTAAAATTTTACTAGATAGTCCAATATATATTAATAAACCTAAAACACTGGCAAAATATAGCGATTTAAATAATTCATCAGATGAGGAGCATAAATTTAGTTATAAATATGGTATAAGTGCATGGATATATATCGATAATAATGGACCTAATATGAATTCAAATAGTAATGAATATGTATCTATTTTTAACTATGGATTTAGACCAGATATTGTGTATAATCGTTCTCTCAATACTTTAAGAATATTAATGAGAGAAGGTAAAAATAATAACAAGATTGTGTATGAAACAAGTAATATAAAGCAACAAAAGTGGAATCATTTTGTAATTAATTATGACTCAGGTATAGGAGATATATTTTTAAATGGTCAACTCGTGTCTACTAAAAATGATATTATCCCCTATATGAAGAGAGATTTAATACAAAGTGGAACAAAAAATGGTGTCAACGGAGGTATATGTAATGTATTATATTATCCCAAGCCGTTATCTAAAATAACTATAGACTGGTTATATAATAAATATAAAGATAAAAAGACGCCGTCATTATAAATGAAACATTCTATTAAGATATACAAAAAATATATTTTAATATATATATTATGAACAATACAAAAATGATAATTATTGGAGTGGTTTCCATTATAATTCTATATTACTTATATCAATGGATATTTGGCTCTACAAAGAAAACTACTTTAGTAACTACACAAGATGCACGAAAATTGAATATTATTAATGCGAATAGTTTACCAGCTTCTTCAAGTGCGGATTATTCCTATAGCATATGGTTTTACATTAATGATTGGAATTATAGATTTGGCGAAACTAAAGTAATATTTGGGAGAGTTGATAAAGATAACGACCCATCTCCCTCAGTTACTTTAGCGCCTTCTGTTAATGATTTAAATGTTACTATGAATGTATATCCAAATGAGAACACAGCTACAAGTGGAAGTAATTTATTTTCCTGTGGAATAAAAGACGTTCCTTTACAAAAATGGACAAATCTGATTATTTCATTAAATAATCGAGCAATGGACCTTTATTTAGATGGAAAATTGGTGAAAACATGCATTATGCCTGGAGTTCCACGGATGAATCCAAATGCTAATGTTATAGTCTCACCAGATGGGGGATTTTCTGGGTTTATTTCCAATTTCAAATACTATGCATATGCTTTAAATCCTACACAGGCATATGATATATATAAAAATGGATATGGAGGAAACTCATTACTGTCAGGATTATTTAATAAATACAGAATAAAACTCGCCTTTTTAGAAGATAATAAAGAAGTAAACAGTTTTGAACTTTAATTTCTTTTGTTTTATTATATAAACATGAATACATATAATAGAATGTCAAGTGGGCTATTTAATTCTATAACACCCAGTACCAGTTTTAAAAGTAGGTTTAGTGATTTTGGTAGCAATAAATACGTAAGTGGAACAAAGGAATTTCTTGCGTCTAATAATTCAGTTGCAATTGTTACCTTTTTAATTATGGTTGTTATTGGATTTGTTTTATTATTGCGGTTTGGAACTGCAATTTTAGCGTGGTTTTTCTCCCCTAATAAAAGTCCTCGACTAGTCGATGGAATGAAGATCGCCAAAAAACCTCTTGTTATTAAACAGGACCCTAGTATATCAGCAGCTAAACCTATTATGCGGTCAGTAAATGAGCGAGATGGTATAGAATTTACATACAGTGTTTGGATGTTTATTGATGATTTGGAATATAAAAAAGGACAATATAAACACGTGTTTCATAAAGGAAATGATAATTTCAGTGTAACTGGAAATCATAATGGTATTAATCAACCCAATAATGGACCTGGATTATATATTGATAAGAATACAAATAATCTGGTCATTATAATGAATACATTCACAAATATAAATGAGCAAGTTACTGTGAAGGATATTCCCCTTAATAAATGGATTAACGTAATTATAAGAATTGAAGGTGTTAATATGGACGTCTATATTAATGGAACAATCGTCTTACGTCATAAATTTAGCGGTGTTCCTAAACAAAATTACGGGGACGTATATGTAAATATGAATGGAGGATATAGTGGTATGTTGTCTGATTTATGGTATCATGATTATGCTTTAAATACAACAGAAATTATGAGTCTAGTTAGTAATGGACCCAATATGAAAGGTGAAGATGGACTTAATGTTAAGCCACCATATTTCTCTCTTAGATGGTATATGGATCAGTAAAATAATTTAATAAAATCATTTAGAATACTCATTATTAATATTTAAATAAAATCTAAATATTAATAAATAATCGATTTTATTGTCTAAGTTGTGGGTTGATACATATCTCATTTGTAGGGAAAATATCGCCAGACATACATATATCCCCCTTGCCAACCCTAACACAACTCCTGTGTCCCCTATCCACACCAACATAACAATATCCACTTTTTTTAGGATTTTGAATATCACTATTTGAATCATCATTCATAACTTCACTTTTTGAAACGAATTCCACATCTAACGCATTTTCGAGTTCTTTTAATCCTTTTCCAGCCAAATCAAATGTTTTAGATGTTCCTTGAATACCTATATTTGCTGTATCTGTAGCGATTTCCCCGACTTTTCTAGTTGTAATAGCTAAATAATTCATAACATTTATTCCTAATATAGAGAGAATTACAATGAGTAATAGCAACTTTGATATAGAAAATGTGTAATCCATAATATATATTGTATTTATATTATAAAATGATTAATCAATATGTTTTAATACAACAACACACTTTTCTCTCTTATGAAGATACAGCTCAGCTTTAATCTTTTTATTCATTTCCGGAAAAGGAATAGTAAAATGCATTTCATGACCATCATTAACGAAATCATTAAGTTTCGATATAAGGGTTTTAATAGCAGGAAACGAGGAATCTATTTTATTCTCTCTTAATTGATAAATAATATTCAATGTCTCATGTCTTCGTTCATCTTTATTTCTATAATTATCATCCATTTCATTAATAAATAACTATGAGTTTAAATACTTATTAATGAATAATATTTATGATGGACATTTAACCTTTGTTCCGTTTAATCTATGTGGAACACATGCTTGTGGTTTAGTTTGGACATTATGTGTGTTATCACCTGTATAATTACTCTGAAATGGATTAAATTTACTGTTTCTTTGAATAGTTCCATACTTTAATTGACTAACTCTAGCACTGCTATCAACCGCAGAATTGGTTCCAAATTCCGGATTTGAACGTTTATATGTTGTGCTAGAACAATCAGCATTAACACAATTGGGTTTAGCTGAGAAATTATTAGGGTTAAAATTTAGAGCCGAATTATTTTGGTCATATGTCCGACATCTCGATTTCAAATAATTGGCATGAGATGAATAATAGTTATCCTTTAAATTTGTATTTGCGGAATAAACTGGTTTAACTTTACATCTTTTAACGCGTTTTATCACAGTAGTCGTGTTATTATCACAACAACTAGAAACCTTTCTAAAATATCTTGCTGGAGGTATTGTGGAAGAATAAGTATTTAAATTCACATTATCAACAGGTCGTTGGTTAGAATATGTTTTGGTATTAACATGTTGTATAAAATTCATTATAGTATCTAGAGAGAAAAATTAAATGTATAAATATATATTATATGATTATACAATTTGTGTTGCTAATAATAATCCTGATAATTCTCTCGTCTTTATTCACAAAAAAGAGAGAAGGATTGGAAAATAAAGACTGTGATATATCGTCAACTGTATATAAAAACGCGGGAGCAATTAGTAATTTAGAAAAGAATATTAATGATATGATGTCAAAATTGAATAATATTATAAGTGAAACAAGCGAATTCACTGAAATGAAAAAAAAACTAGAGGTAACATCTAAAACAGCAGATGATAATAAAACAAATATTAGAAAGTATGCTGAACAAGCTAAAGGTGAATCTACTGATGCATCAAATAGACAGGCTAATTTACAACCTATTTAATTATCTATTTATATTATAATAGTATGAGTTTTTTTAGTGATATTGTAACAGACATTAACAATGTTGAAAAGGACATTCTCGGACCTGATTATTCATATATAAAATACATTAAAAATCCAAACGCATTAGGTATGAGTGGTAAGGGTTCAATGGGTGCATTAAGTTCAAACGTCTCTGGATTAGTAGGCTATGTTGAATTACTTATAGCTGGTTCTGGTCGTGCTTCAGCGACAGGTAAACCATTAGGTAACCGTTTTTTCCTTAAAACAGGTGGTCAATGCAAAGACTATAAAACTGGTAAATTAGCTCAGAGGAATATGTATATTAATAATGTTCCAAACGGTAATATACCACTTTTATCAGAAGTTAGTGGGATGCAATTTACAGAATTTGAGGGTTTAGTTCCAGGAATATTCAGTAATTTAGATGCTCTTAACCCATTACAAATGTTTAGCGCCTTTATGGAAGGAACAAACCCTATTTGTGCAGAAGTTAATCTCAAGACTATAGATGAGAATAATAATGTATCGAATCAAAGCGAACATGTTCCCATTTCTGAACTTAAACATCTAGAAGATACAGGTGATATACCAAAAAATACAGTCACAACAGAGATGAATTCGTCTTTAGATACACATGTAAAAAAACAGGAAGGATTTATAAATATAAACGATTTATCATCAGATGATTTAAGAGTATTTAAAAAGAAGAAGTCCGATACCTTTACAAATGTTTATTATATAAGTATAAGTCTACTATTACTATATTTAACGTATAGACTTATGAGAAAATAAGTATTTAATTTTTTCGCCTTTTACGTTTTAATGTTTTTCGGCGTCTTTGTTTCTTCTTTTTTTTTTGTTTCTCGTCTCCCTCTTTTGTATAAATATATCCTCCATTTTGAGAAGGAACTCCAAAGAATTTTGTTAGGTTTGAAAATGCTGTTTTAACAGTATCACTTATAGCATCAGTTGTTGTAGCCTTCTTATCAGAATTTGGCTTTATTTGAGATGAAGTAGGAGTTGTTTTTTCGGGTGAATTACCAAAAAATTGCTTTCTAAAATTCATAGGTGATTCGGGAGTATTTAATATTCGCGATAATCCAGGAGAAGATGGTGACGAAATAGGAGAAGATGGTGGCGAAGATGAATTAAAAAAAATAGGTTTATCAATAGTTGATGATGTATTTTTTCTTGATGGTTCTAAAATACGAGATAATCCCATATCTTTTGGAGAAGTATTACCATTATTAATACTAATATTTGTCTTTTTACCTGGACTATAAAATCGACCAAGTGTATTCTTTTTTGTTTTTGGATTTACAGGCGAATTCAGTTGAGGTGGAGAATTATAGTTAAATCCTGGGTAATAAGGTGTTGGTGTGGAATATTGTGTAACTGTTTCGTTTGATGGGGTATTAAAATTTAATGTGTATAAATTATTATTGTTATTAAAAGAAGGTTTCAACATACCCCCTTTATGTTTGCGATTTTTTCGTGTTGGCATTATATACTATATAAATATATTTTCTATATTTATATATTTCTAAATACTTATTTATGCTTCAGATGTTAACATTCTAGGTGCAACATTCATTGTAATTAATTCTTGAAACAATAGTTTACATGAGTAAGGTAGCTCAACAAGCGCAAAATTAGTAGTATTTCCACAAGCTTTACAGTTATGAATTTTTTTACTATCATTATATGCTGCGATAATACCACAGTCTTTACATACATGGACTTTAAATTTATCCGATGCATCATACATGCGACCTTTTGTAAACCTAGATGCTCCATATGCAACAGTTGCATCACGCTCCATTTCTCCAAATCTAAAGCCACCATCACGTGACCTTCCCTCAGCAGGTTGTCGAGTAAGAACTACCATTGGTCCAAAACTTCTGCTGTGTTGTTTATCATGAACCATATGTTTAAGTCTTTGATAAAACGTTGGCCCGATAAATATACTTGATTCCATTTGTTCACCTGTGAACCCATTCATCATAATATCGTTTCCATGTTTATCATAACCGAGTTTTTGTAATTGGGAACAAATAGTCTTAATATCTAGATCATTAAAGCTTGTTCCATCTCCGAATAGACCCAATTCAATCAATACTTTTCCTAAAAGTGATTCCTTCAATTGTCCAATAGTCATTCGTGATGGAATTGCATGTGGATTAATAATGATATCTGGACGTAATCCATCTGAATTAAATGGCATATCTTCTTCTGGTAAGATTACACCAATTGTTCCCTTTTGTGCGGCTCTGGAACTAAATTTATCTCCAATAATAGGCTTTCTTGTAGCTCTAATACGCACTTTACAAAATGTATATCCATCACCATTGCGGTCAATCATATTTTTATCAACATATGACTCTTCATTAGTTCGATACACCATAGACTGATCTTGGAACTTAATTGCTTTTGAATGATCATTTTTATTCTCTTTAATTGGAACAACCTTGCCGATGATAATATCTTTATTTTTAATAAGGGTATTTTCACACATGAGACCATTAGAAGCTAATTTATCATAGTTGGCAAATTTCATATTTTTAGTTTTGCTCCGGTCAGGTCTACAACGAAGTTCTTCATCTCCTTGAACCTTCTTATCCTCATCTTTTTCGGTATTATAAATAGTAGCTGAAAATAGACCTCTATCAATTGCCGATTTATTAAAGATGATTGAATCTTCCTGATTGTATCCACTATATGTACCAATTGCAACAATAACCATCTCTCCAGAAGGAATATTGTTAAATTGAAGAATATTCATGATTCTTGTATCAACAAGTGGTCTCATTGTGTATGTCAATACATATGCGGTTTTATCCATCCTTTTATCAAAATTAGTTGCATACATTCCCATTGCCTGTTTTCCTTGTGCACATTGATATGTAACACGAGGAGACTGATTATGTTCAGGATATGGGATACACGATGCCATAATGCCGAAAATAGTGCTAGGATGAATCTCACAATGTGTATACATATAGGTAACATCAGGATTAGAAAGAATTTTAGGATTCATCGCAATCATTGAATAATTTTGTTCATCAGCATCGATATATTCAAGCGAAGAATTTTCATATTTATGATTCACCAATAAATCGTCCCAACCCGATGATTTATTATCAATATCTTTAATAATTTTATCTGTAATAACCAGCGTATTTTTACGCGGTTTAACTCTTAATACAGGTCGAGTTAATCGTCCACTTTCATTACAAATACGGATTTCTTTTCTACGTGTATCAAATGTAATACTAGTATAAATATTGAGAATGCCTTCATACTTTTTTTCTTTCAAGAAATTATATGTTTCTTCTGGATTAAATACGATTCCCAACCATGCACCATTTACAAATAGTTTGACCTCTTTATAAATTTCATCCACTTCCAATTCAATATCTGCAATTTTCTTCATCTTAATTGTCTCATGTTCTATAATTTCATAAAGAATTTCAGAATTAGATGGGACCGTAATATGTGTCAAATAACTCAGACTCTTAACTACACCAACTGATGCGCCTTCCGGGGTATCTGATGGACAAATAAATCCCCAGCTTGAGTTATGCAGTTGTCTGGGTGGAATAAGCTTACCACTTTTATCAATAGGTGTATTAATTCTTCGAAGATGTGTTAGACTTGAGATGTATGTCAATCTACTAAGAACTTGTGCTACTCCAACCTTATTAGAATTAGTATTTTTAATTCCAAAATCACCGGTTGATAATGCCCGTTTAAGACCATTTTCAATAGTAGTAGATTTAATAATTTTATAAATATTTGTTTTTGTAATGATATTCATATAATCATCGGTTGAGCGCCATGAACCATTATTAATCTCTTTAATAATCTGTTTTTGCATGTCTTTCACGAGTTTATTGAAATAATTTCTAAACAAATTGTTCAAAAGGATTCCCACCAAATCAATCCTTTTATTTGTGTAACTATCTCGATCGTCGACCTTATAGTATCCTAAACTAGTCATGATAATTTTATTCGTCATGTATCCCAAGAAGTAAATCTTTTGAGAGGTGGTTTTACAGTGCGGAAATAGATATTCATCCAATGTTTGTTGTGCAAATTCACCCTTTTTGCGACTACCTTCTTCAGGTGTCTCATTGAAAGGTGTATACATTGCTAGTGATTTAAAATACTTAAATGCATCCTCTTGTGTTGTATATTGATTTGCGTCTACAATTGACCCTCTTAGAGAATACAACATTTTCTGATCAGGTGAGTTCAACATAATAATGTCACAAATTTCTTTATCGCTTTCGATACCAAGTGCTCTAAATAGAACAAATAGTGGAATAGGATTTTTGATTCGTGGCAACATTACATAAATTGGATGTCCAAAACCGTTATTTTTATTTGCAATATAAACACTAATTTGTTTTGGAGAGATAATTTTAAAATCTGGAACGGATTTAATTTCTGCTGTCCAACTCCATTTTGTGTTCTTTTTAGAAGTATTAAAACAATATACCTTATTTTCAGCAGCTCTTTCCTGTGCTAAGACTGTTTTTTCACTACCATTAATAATAAAATATCCACCAGCATCAAATCTACATTCTCCAGCACTATCATTATTAATATGGGTATATTGTTTCAGGACACAAATATTAGAGTTCAACATAATTGGAATCTTCCCAATATGAATATTTGAGAATTTCTTATGTTGGACCTGAACGTCTGTAAGAGTGTCACCTGTTCTTCTGATATATTTAATATTCATATCAACAGTCATAGCTGACGCATATGTGAAATTACGCGTTCGTGCTTCTTGTGGAAACATTACTTTTGTGGAACCATTATTCTCAAATGTTTGAGGTCTATAAATATGGAAATTATCAAAATCAATTTGCATTTCAAGTTTGAATGCGCGATTTTTCATATCATAATCCTTAATCGAATGAACTTTAACAGAATTAAACATATTAATAGTCTTCTTTATTTGAAAATTAACAAAATCATTGTATGATTCGACTTGATGTCTTACCATTCGCGCAAGATGTTGTCCAGTAAAATAACTTTCGATAATTGGCCAGTGTTTGGTATTATCATATTTTACAATAGATTTATCCTGTTCTTTGATTGAATCGGAAATTAACAACTTTTTTTTAATTCTCTTTTTAATAACCTTTTTAATTGTTGACGTTTGCGTTTTAGAAATAGTTGACGTATTCATAATGGATGTTTGTTTTGAAGTAATACTATTAATATGAATTAAATCAATTTATTTTTAAATAGTTATCTAATAGTATTTATAATACAAGTAATATGTATTTAATTTAATATAAAAATATTTGTAATTATAAGTATGTCTAATAAAACAATTAAAATAAATCCTGATTTCTTCAAAATAGGAAATAAAGGTAATTCTAAGCAGACTACTGTTAAAAAAACCTCAAATAGAAATGATAAAAAGAGAGATTTTGTTCAACATAAGAAGACAAAAAAAGAACTTCTTGAAAAGATTAAACAATTCCAGCAGTCAAACAAGGACAATATCAATAAAAAACAAAATATTAGTCACGATAAACCTATTATTAAAAAGAATGATATTGATGATACATTGGATTATTTAGATAAGGCAATAAAACAAAAACATAAAGGGAAATCCAAAATAAAAGAGGATTCCAAAATAAAAGATAAACCTATTGAAAATAAAGTTGTAAATAGAGAGATCAAAAATCCCCCAATTCAAATAATTACTAATGAAATAATTCCGAAAACTATTCCACAATTGGTTCCAAAAATACAACATAATCAAACAGTTAAAAAGTCAAATGTTAAACCTGACCCACCATATGGTATATTAAAGCGTGGTAATAAACCAACATATTCGCAATATCATACTTTAAAAAACAAAAGGGATGTTATAGAAATTCAAGGTGGATCTATCGTTAAAAACAATCCTGAAAGAAAAAAGAAATTAGATAAAATTAAACATAAAAATAAGAAAAGGATGAAAAAATTTAAGATAACAACCACAACTAAAACTTACAAAATAGGTAGAAATAAGGATAAACGATCTGTTTCTATATTACTAAAAAATAATAATACAAAAAAGAAGGTTTCGCATGATATACAACTTCTTAAAAAGACACATATAAGAGATATTAAAAAATACTTAAAAAATAAGAATATGATTAAATTTACATCAGCAACACCTGAATATATTTTACGAGACATATATATGAACTCTATGTTATCAGGTGACGTGGAAAACAGTAACAAAAGTAATCTGGTTTACAACTATATGAATGAAACTACTTAGATATATCTCTCTATAACTATATAAGAATGAAGGTAACAGAGTTTTATTTCGAAAGAGAATCATTTTATAGAGAGAAATATGGAGAGAAAACAATCTTGTTAATGCAAGTCGGGTCATTTTTTGAAGTTTATGGTAAAAAAAATCAGGATACTGGAGTTATTCATTCAAGTAAAATTAATGAATTTTCTAATATATGTGATCTAAATATTGGCGAATGTTCGAAGCAATATTTAGATAATTGTATTGTGGTTAAAGGCGGATTTAGGGATTACTCTATTGATAAATATGTTGATAAAATTGTTGACTCGGGATATAATTGTATTATTTACGATCAAGATAGTGAATTAACGCGTAAATGTTCACAAATTATTACTGCTGGAACGCATTTTACTTGTAGTAACGAGAAAACAAGCAACAGTATTATGGTAATATCTTTATATCATAAAAAACCTAGTAAATATAGTTCCACTAATGAGATCATTTATGGTGTAGCTAACATTGATGTATTATCTGGTGACACAAATGTTTTTGAAACAGAAGAAACATATTGTAATAATCTAACTTCTTTTGACGAATTAGAAAAGAATTATTCCATTTATACACCAAATGAAATTATTTTTATTTATGATGAAGATAACATGAATACAAAGTTAATTAACGACGTAGTTCAATATATATCATGTAATAGCAAAACTATTAGATTAATCAATCTCTCTAATGTAGAAAATAATTTATCGAGAGATGCATCATTATTTAAAAAAGACAAATATAAAACAGAAACTATTAAGAAATACTATCCTCTTATTTTTGAGAATGTTATTCAATCAATTCATCATACACAATTTGCATATGAATCACTATGTTTTTTATTAGATTATATTCATAAACACAATGAGAATATGAGTAATAGTTTAACTGAACCGACATATATCACATCATCTGAGAAATTGTTGCTTGCTAATCATTCATTAAAACAATTAAATATTATTAATACATCAAGTGAGCACACTGACAATAATAGTTCTTTACTTAAATTCTTAAATAAATGCATTACACCAATGGGTAAACGTAAATTTAAACATGATTTAGTTAATCCCATTATTAAGAGCGATAAACTAGAGAGAGAATATAACATTATTGAATCAATGATTAATGAAATCTCTCTATGGAATGATATTACTAAAGACTTTAATCAATTAAAAGATATGGATAAGCAATTTAGAAAGATAACTTTAATGAGATCTATACCATCTGATATTTGTAATATTTACCAATCAATTCAATACATTTCTAAAACATATGAGAGAATTTGTGAAAACGATAATTTCATCTCTTTAAGTCCATTTGAACAAGAACACTATATTATCAAAGATGTTATTAAAAAGATGGAAAGCAAATTGCGTTCTATTTTTGATATTGAGAAATTATCAAGTGAATATGCGAATGATTACTTAGTTAATTTTTTCAACAGAGGTTATGATGTTAATATGGATGATATTGAGATGGAATATATGGAAAGTAATGATAAATTATCTGTTGTTATGAAATATTATTCTGATTTAATCAAATCAACTGAAAATAAACCTAAACAAGATTGTTATTTAAAGATTAAAGAAACAAGTAAATCTGGTATTTCTCTAAAATTAAGCGATACAAGAGGTAAGAAACTTATTTCTAAAATTAAAAAAGAAAGGTTTGATCTTATTAATCTCTCTTATATATCAAGTTATGATAATGTAAATAAGTCATTCAGTATTATCAATAAAGGTTTAACTATGGAAAAATGTGGAGCAGATTCTATTCTTAATAGCCCATATATTTCCCAATCATGTGAAATTATTTCCAGGTTTAAAAGCGAGTTGTATTCACATGTTACAAGTAATTTTAAATCAATATTGAGAGATATATCAAATTATAATGAGGAGTTTACAATATTATCTAAGTTTATTGTTTCTATTGACGTAAGGCATAATAAAGCAAAAATAGCGATTAAATATAACTATTGTAAGCCACAAATTGCGAATGATTATGATGACGAATCATACATTGAATCAACAAAAATGAGACATCCACTTATTGAGAATATTATAACAGATGAAATATATGTTCCAAATGATATTGTATTAACACCTGACGAGAAAGGAATCTTACTATTTGGCACTAATGCAGTAGGTAAATCAAGTCTAATTAAATCAATCGGAATGTCTATTATAATGGCACAATCAGGAATGTATGTTCCATGTAGCGAATTCAAATATAGACCATTTGATTCTCTCTTTACACGGATTCTTGGAAATGATAATATCTTTAAAGGTCTCTCAACATTCGCAGTTGAGATGTCTGAACTTAGAACAATTTTGAAATATAGCACTTCTAATAGTCTTGTATTGGGAGATGAATTATGTTCTGGAACTGAATTGGGGTCTGCTATTAGTATTTTTGTAGCAGGATTAATCCAATTATATAAGAAAAACTCAAAATATATTTTTGCAACACATTTTCATGAAATTACTGATATGACTGAGGTAACAGACCTTACTAATATGAAACTGAAACATATGACTGTTTTATATAATGCGGAAATTGACGCGTTAGTATATGATAGAGTATTGAGAGATGGTCCAGGTAATAATATGTATGGTCTAGAAGTGTGTAAATCACTTAATTTACCTCAAGATTTTCTGGATTTAGCTAATACAATTAGAGAGAAGAAATTTTCAAATATTACTAGTATTTCATCAACAACAGGTTCAGCATATAATTCAAAGAAACTCAAAACAGATTGTGAAATGTGTGGGAAAAAAAGTTGTGATGTTCATCATTTACAGCATCAAAAATACGCAGATGAGAATCAATATATTGGTCATTTTAATAAAAATCATGTCGCGAATCTAATGAATCTTTGTCAAGAATGTCATACTAGTTTTCATAAAGATGATACTCAATATAAAAGAGTAAAGACAACAATTGGTTATAAAGTTGTTCCTATTGTTAATTTAGAGAGAAATATATAATAATAATATATAAATATGCTTTTTATATTCCAAATTATGGATTATATTAATAAAAATTTAGTTGATGTTTTATTAATAGCGTCTATTATATTTGTATTTCTCATTGTTATAACATTAAATTTAAATCGTGTTGAACCCATGACTCTTAATAAATTGGACAATCAGTTTAGTAAATTATCTGATAATGAATTAGATTCATTTATTAGAGAGAATAAGTATTCGAATAAGCACGTTGATGCTTCCAATACATTTTGTAATAAAAATAGTAATTCTAGTGAAAATCTTCACGAAAAATGTGCTAAATTATCTGTAAATGTTTGTAAAAAAACGGGTTGTTGTGTATATCTTAATAATGAATCATGTGTTGCAGGCGACAAATCAGGTCCAACATATTTATCAGATGATAATGGAAATAACATAAATATAGACCAGTATTATTATATGAATAAATGCTATGGTAAAAAATGTAATTAAATAAAAATTGACTTAATAAAATATTATAAATATAATATAACAATACTAACAATGATTATTCCAGTTAAATGTTTTACATGCGGAAAAGTTCTTGCCGATAAATATATTTATTATACTACTAAAGTAAGAGAAATGAAGGTATCAAAATCAATTGATGTCGATAAGGTTAATTATTTAACAGAGTCAAATCTTGAGAAAACACCTGAAGCACTTATTCTGGATAGTTTAGGATTGAAAAAGATGTGTTGCCGGAGACATATGCTTACACACGTTGATATTGAGTAAAATGGCGCCAACATTTATCATTCTTTAAATACCAATAAATTAAAATACTTTTTTATTGATATATCATATATAATGGTTAAATCACGGAGAACCAATAAAAGAAGAAATAAGAGAAAAACCTTTAAAGGTGGGAAATATATTCCATCTATTTTACCTCCATATCCACCTGGAGGACCCTATATTCCCGGGGATATTAATGGTTTAACTGGAGGAAAGTATTATAAATTAAGTCCTGATATACATGCGTTTAATGGAATAACCGAGAATGTAAACGTTGTTTTAAGTGGTGGCAAAAGAAAACAAACTAGAAAGCGCAGGCATAAGAAGAAAGGTAAGAAATCTAAGACTAAGAGTAGATCTAAATCTAGAAAATACAAACGTAAATCCCACAAAGGAGGCAGTATTATACCGAGAGATTTACTCCAGTTATATAGGAGTGCTGGTAACGGAGTAAAATCTCTATATTCACAAGCTGTTGGAGAGAATCCAAACCCAAGTAATAATCCAAATCCAATGTATCAGCCTAAAATGATAAAAACACATAGATTAAACGCATCGACATCTAATATGGAGGAAATTTTCAATAAAGCCAACCATAAAGCGGCTAATTTCTGATTGTATATAATTATACCAAACTTATAATCAAAATTATAATATAAAAATATGCTATATCTATATTATATAAGAATGGACGATAAAATATCATGGAAAATAATAGAGAAATATTTTGAGTCAAATCCAGAATATCTCACAATGCATCATTTAAATTCATTCAATGATTTCGTTGATAACGGTATACCTCGTATATTTAGAGATAATAATCCAATCAAAATCATGAAAGAACAAGATGAAAAAACAAAGGAATTTCAATTACAAGCCAATTTATATTTAGGTGGAAAAGACGGAAAGAAAATATATTATGGTGTTCCAACTATATATGAAGATGATGGAAGACATCACACTTTATATCCAAATGAAGCACGATTAAGAAATATGACATATGCTTTTTCCATTCATGTTGATGTTGATGTCGTATTTAAAATTGCAAATGCTAATGGTGTATTAGAAGAATCAATGTATACTATTGAGAAAGTTTATATGGGGAAATTCCCAATTATGTTGAATTCTAAAATGTGTATATTACACGGTCTCTCAAGTGATGCACGATTTAATATGGGTGAATGTAGAAATGATCCAGGTGGATATTTCATTATTGATGGTAAGGAAAAAGCCGTTATTTGTCAGGAAATTTTCGCCAATAATATGTTAAATATTAAGGATAGTGTTAATGATATTTATAGTCATGCGGTCGAAATGAGAACAAAATCTGAAGACCCTTCAAAACCTGTTAGAACATTAAGTGTTAGAATGGTAACCCCAACAAAAACTCTAAAAAATGGTCAAATTGTTGTCAATATCCCAAATGTTAAAAAACCCGTGCCATTATTTATTGTTATGAGAGCATTAGGTGTATTAAGTGATAAAGAAATTATACAGACATGTCTACTCGATTTAGAGACATATGACAATTATGTTGATGACTTTATTTCATCTGTTTATGATGCGGGTCAAATATACAGTCAAGAATCTGCTTTACAATATATCTCTTCGTTTACCAAAACTAAAACCATACCTAATACACAGCATATTTTAATGGATTTTTTCTTACCTAATATTGGTGAATTAAACTTCAAAAACAAGGCATTCTTTTTAGGTTATATGGTAAAACAAATGTTAAATGTAGTTCATGGAGTCTCTCTTCCAACTGATAGAGATAGCTTTAAATTTAAACGAGTCGAGTTATCTGGTAAGCTATATTTTGATTTATTTCTTGAATATTATAAACTACAAATAAAGGATATTTATACAAAAATAGATTCCAAATATTACTATCATAAAGGCACTTATCAGGATAATTTTGAAGCATTAATTAATACTAATGAACAAGAATATTTCAGCAAACGTATATTAGAGGATGGTGTAAGGAAGGCATTTAAAGGAAATTGGGGTTCAGAGGCACATACTAAACGTCCCGGAGTAGTTCAAACTCTAAATAGATTATCATATTTCTCATTCATTAGCAATTTAAGAAAAATCAATCTTCCATTAGATGCAAGCGCGAAAGTAATCGGACCTCGGTTATTACATAGCACACAATGGGGTATAATTTGTCCTGTTGAGACGCCTGATGGTGGTAATATTGGACTTCATAAACATCTTAGCATATCAGCAAATATAACATCTGGTTGTAGTGCAGATGATACTATAAATTGGTTTAAAAAGAGAGATTTCAAATTATTAGATGAATGCAATTTCGATGAATTACATGGTCACGTAAAACTATTTATAAACGGAACATGGATAGGGGTTGTAATAGACCCTATTTCTATAGTTGAGGAGTTTAAATTACATAGACGAAATGGTCTTATTCCAACATATAATTCTATTCATTGGGATATTCAAAATAGAGAGATTATAGTATTCACTGATGATGGACGTCTAATGAGACCAATTATGTATTTAGAGAATGGTATTCCTAGTATAAATTCTAGCAAATATGTCGATAAAAAATTGGATGTTGACTGGGAACAAATGACCGCAGGGTTTTCCAGTAAAAAGATAAAATATTCAAAGAATGTATGTAGGGTTTATTCTCCAAAGGATTTATATGATGTATCTAGAGAGAATAAGGATAAGTATTTGAACGACAATAAAGGGGTGATCGATTATATGGATACAATGGAGGCTGAAGGAGCATATATATCTACTTCTATTGAGAATCTCTCTAAAAGACACACTCATATGGAGATACATCCCTCATTTATTCTAGGTGTTATGGGAAATATGATTGTATTCCCAGAGAATAATCAATTCCCCCGTGATTTATTTTCATGCGGTCAAAGTAAACAAGCTGTCTCTATTTATCATTCAAATTTTCAAAATAGAATTGATAAAATGGGAGTTGTATTAAATTATGGTCAAATACCTCTTGTTAAGAGCCGTTATCTTGACGTTGTTACAAAAGAACAACACCCTTATGGAGAGAACGCAATAGTTGCAATTATGAGTTATAATGGATACAATGTGGAGGATGCGTTGATTTTCAATGAAGCTTCTCTCAAAAGAGGTCTATTTAGGACGACATATTTTTCAATGTATGAAGCACATGAGGAGAGTGAAAATGTAGGTGGAGGTTTAATCGATACAAGATTTGCCAATATAAATGATAAGAATGTAGTTGGACTTAAACCCGGATATGATTACAATTATTTGGATAAATATGGATTAATTAAAGAGAATACACCATTAACTGATAAAAAGATTGTTATTGGTAAATGCACTAATTCAATGATAAATCCAGGTTCATTTGTCGACTCATCTATTGCACCTAAAAAGGGCCAACTTGGATATGTTGATAGAGCATTTATGACTGAAGGTGAGGAAGGAAAACGAATTGCCAAAATCCGCATTAGAGAGGAGAGAATACCTTCTATTGGTGATAAATTATGTTCAAGAGCCGGTCAAAAAGGAACAATTGGTATCGTATTACCCGAAGAAGATATGCCTTTTAATGAGGATGGAATACGGCCTGATTTAATTGTTAATCCGCATGCACTTCCAAGTCGGATGACTATAGGTCAATTAGTTGAATCTATCATGGGTAAAGCATGCGTTCAATATGGTGGCTTTGGCGATTGCACCGCATTTATGAACAAGGGTCCCAAGGATAAATTATTCGGGAAAATGTTAAGAGAAAGTGGGTTCCATTCTTCTGGTAATGAAATTTTATATAATGGAATGACTGGAGAGCAAATGGAAAGTGACATTTATTTCGGTCCAACATATTATTTGCGTCTGAAACATATGGTTAAAGATAAAATAAATCATCGTGCAAGGGGGCCAAGGACACAATTAACACGCCAAACCGTTGGTGGACGCGCAAATGATGGTGGATTACGTATAGGAGAGATGGAACGTGATGGTGTTATTGCGCACGGAATGACACATTTCTTACAGGAATCTATGCTGGTTAGAGGAGATGATTATTATATGGCTGTATGTAATAATACTGGGACAGTTGCAATTTATAATAAAAGTAAAAATATATTCTTGAGTCCATTAGCTGATGGTCCATTGAAGTTTAATAAATCTCTCGATGGAACTATGAATATTGAGAATATAAGTCATTATGGTAGAAGTTTTAGTATTGTTAGAGTTCCATATGCGTTCAAACTTTTATTACAAGAGTTACAATCTATGAATATTCAAATGAGAATTATTACTGAAGATAATATCGACCAACTAACATCACTCACTAATGACCCAAAACAAGTATTACTTAATACCGGTGAGGAAACATATGCTGATGTTATTACAAATTATAAAAAGATTACAGACAGTAATTCTAATATTCCTGATGTTAAAACATATGTTCCTAGAGAGATTGAACCTGTTCAATATGATATACAACCAGGTGATTATGGTGGATATGGTAATGTTGGACAAGCAGGTGATTACACAGGTTATGGTGCCACATCACCACCGCTTTATGGTAACTCGCCCGCAGCAAAAAGAATAATCTCCATTATTGTTCCATTTAGAGACCAACCTAAATTACATGGAATTGATGGACAAGATAGGAGAATTCATAAACAACAATTTACTGACCATATGACAAATGTATTTATACCTGCCCTTATAAATTATTCAACAGATACCTATAATATTGAGTTGGATGTAACAGTAATAATTGTTGAACAAAGCTTTGATAGTAAGAAATTCAATAGAGGTTCTCTCCTAAATAGTGGTTTCATTCATATAGTTAAGAATATGAATAGATATGGTAAACATTTGGATGATATTATATTACATGACATTGATTTACTTCCCCAAACAAATATGTTAGATTATTATGCTAGACCACTTGAAGGAGAGTTCAAAGTGAGACATTTGGCTCATAAATGGGGTAGGTATAAAGATATAGGGTTTAGTTATTTAGGAGGTATAACAATGTTTAACGCCGATTATTTCAAGAAATTAAATGGTTTCCCTACTTTCTTCGAGGGATGGGGAGGAGAAGATGACGCATTAAGAAATAGAATTAAATTCATTGAGGGTTTAAATAATGCGGATAGTGATTTACAACAGGTAGTCGAATATATTAATGATATTCCTGAAGATGGACTTATTGACTTGGAAAATCTCTCTAATTTCAAAGATAAAAGAGAGATTATTAAGAGCGATGATGAATTTGATAACAAGATTAAGTTTGAAGCAATTGAACTTGATGAGAAGGTATATAAAGTGAACGGAATCGATAATCCAGAAATTTATGGAAACTTATATAATACTATGACAGAAACAGTTGAAAATAATATAACAATTCACACAGTTATTCTGAACGAAAACTTAACAAGTTACGATTTCATCAAAAATAAGCATGATGATGGAAGTATTTATACAAACAATCTAGATATATTAACATTAATTGAGAGACCACAAACTCCTCAAGGTGTATCTCCTGCTTATCAACCAACATCTCCACCGTTCCAGGTTACTTCTCCAGCTTAC